GCTAATCCAGGCTGGCATCGACCTGCTCATCGCCCTCATCGGCGCGCTGCCCCAGATCATCAGCACCATCGTGCAGGCCATCCCCCAGATCATCGGTGGCATCGTCGGTGCCCTCATCAACGCCATCCCGCAGATCATCGGTGCCGGTATCAAGATCATCACGTCGCTGGCACAGGGCTTCCCGCAGGCTATGGGAGCCGTGCTCGGTGGCATCGGTACGGTCATCTCGGGCATCGTGGGTGCGCTGGGCAACGCGGTCGGTCAGGTCGTGAGCATCGGTGGCAACATCGTCCGCGGCATCTGGGACGGCATCTCCGGCATGGCCGGGTGGCTCATGGGCCGGATCTCCGGCTTCGTCGACGACGTGATGAGCAACATCGGCAGCTTCTTCGGCATCGCCTCCCCCTCCAAGCGCATGCGCGACGAGATCGGTGCATGGCTCCCCTCCGGTATCGGTGAGGGTGTCACTGCCGAGGAGCAGGACGCCATCAAGCCCATCCAGGACATGAACAAGAAGATCATGGCGGAGGCCGCGACCCTGCAGACCACCGTGGCCTTCACTCACGACCAGAGCTTCACCCAGACGCTGGTGCCCATGCAGGCCACGGCCACGGCACCCCAGCAGCTCAGTGTGGAGGCCACACTGGACTCCTTCGCCATCTCGGGTGCCATCGCAGATGCCTTCGCGCAGAACGACCGCAGCCAGGAGCAGGCGTCGGTCTCTCTTTCCAAGGAGTCGGTCAACAGGCTGGCTTCTGCAATCGTCGACTCGATCCGAGTCCAGTCTCGACAGGGGGTGGTGACTCTTGCCTAACTTCGATGGCGGGATGGCATCCGGATACGTTCTCCGGCTCTGGGTGACCGAGGTAGGTTACAACGCAGTAGCGAACACGTCGCAGGTCTCGTGGTCCCTGGAGATCGTCAAGGGCAGCGGATCGGGCAAGTACGCCGACGGCCCCCACGGGTGGTCGGTCAACATCGGCGGCATCACCGGCTCGGGATCCATCGGGTCGTACGACTTCCGGGCCTACGGCTCCCTGCTCCTGGGATCCAACGGGTCCCTGACCATCGCTCACAACGCTGACGGCTCTCGCTACCTCAGCAGCTCGTCGTTCTTCGACGACAACAACACATGGGGCGAGCTGGGCGATGCCTCGAACTCCGGTGGCTTCTGGCTGACGCAGCTGACGGTCGCCCCCGGCACCCCGACTGGCATGACCGCTACCCGCGTGTCGGACACCAGCGTCAACCTCGCCTGGAGCATCTCACACGCGTCCAACGGTGCACCGACCAGCACGCTCGTCCAGCAGCGGGTCAACGGGGGTGCCTGGACGGACCTCATCGGCCTCGGCAACGTGCGGTCGGTTACGGTCTCGGCCTCTGCGAACCAGAAGGTCGAGTACCGTGTCCGGGCAGGCAACTCGGCTGGGACCACGGCCTTCAGCGCCGGATCGGCCCCTATCTACACGACCCCGGCTGCTCCGACCAGCGTGGTCGCGGCCAAGAACGCGGGCCTGGACATCAACGTCACGTTCGTCGAGAACGTCAACTACACCGAGCACGAGCATGAGGTGTGGCACGGCACGGTGACCGGCGGAGTCACGACCTGGGACTCCTCAGCGCTGACCACGCTCGCCTCGGGCGTCACGTCGTACACGCATGTGGCCCCGGACCCCAGCTTCGTGCACACGTACCGAGTGAGGGCCAAGGCTGGCACGCTGCTGTCGGCCTACGCCACGTCGAACACGGTTCAGCTCCTGGCTGCGCCTGCTGCGCCGACAGTCCCTGCGATGGCTGCCTTCGCCGACAAGGCTTCGGCACTGGTCTTCGGCTGGACCCACAACCCGATCGACACGACGCCCCAGACGGCCTACGAGTTCGAGTCCTCGACGAACGGTGGGTCCTCCTGGACCTCCTCCGGCAAGATCGTCTCCACCGCTGCCAGCCGCACCATCGCTGCCAGCACCTACGCTGCCAACGTGGCGCTCACGACGCGCGTGCGGACGTGGGGTTCGGCGACGACTGGTGGTGCTGACGGCACCGGGGCATCCCCGTGGTCGGCCATCCGTACCGTCACCTACAAGACGGTGCCCACGGCAACCATCACCGCACCGGCTGAAGGTGGCACGGTCAACGACGCCACGCTGCGAGTCACGGTCGGCTTCAGCCAGCCGGAAGCGGCCACCTTCGTCAAGGCTCAGCTCGAGCTTCTGCAGGGTGCTGCGCTGCTGGAGACTCTCGAGTCGACCATTCAGGTCGGCATCACGATGGCCACACCGGTCTTGAACGGGACCAGCTACACCATCCGAGCGCGCGTGCAGGACTCCAATGGCCTCTGGTCGGCGTGGGACAGCAACGCCTTCAGCGTGGTCTACCTCGCCCCGGTTCCGGCGGTCGTTACGCTGGCCTACCTCGAGGACACCGGCTTCGGCCAGATCGGTCTCACCATCGCCGCTCCTGGCGGAGGACAGGCCGCTGCTGCCAAGCTGACCATCACCCGCACCATCAACGGCGAAGTGGAGTACATCCTCAAGGACTACCCGGCCAGCGCCGACATGACCTTCCTCGACACGACCCCGACCATCCACGGCACCAACCTCTACACCGTCACTACCATCAGCGCGCTCGGTGCTGAGACGGTCGTCACGGGTGAGCTGGTCACCGAGGAGTGCCGTCGAGCGTTCCTGGGCAAGGGTCCGGGCTTCAGTCAGGTCGGGGTCTTCGGTGGCAACCTGGAAGTGGACGAGGCGCTCAGTGTGGCCAGCGACACGGTTCAGGCAGCAGGCCGCACCAAGCCCATCGGCCTCTACGGCATGGAGACCTCAGTACAGCTCAAGGTGAACTCGTTCGTGTTCGAGGGCTTCGGCTCCACGCTCAGCGACCTGCGGAACCTGATGCTGGTGCCGGGGAAGGCATGCTACCGTGACTCCTCCGGACGTCGTGTCTTCGGCACGGCACGGGGGTCGGTGCAGTACAAGAAGACGGACCGGGGCGACCTGTCCTTCACGCTGACTGAGACGAGCTGACATGGCTGACATCATCTACCCGATCGAGCACCCGGAAGTCGGGCACTGGGCTCCTGGGCCTCCTGTCTGGGTCGTGGACGAGCCCGAGTACACCATCACTCACGACGAGGAGATCGTCTGGTCTCAGGTCGGCGCGGCCATGGACGTAGCTGGCTGGACCGGGGTGCTGCTGGCCGAGAACGGCTCTGGGGCCACCGGCACGTCGCTCCTCCGGCAGGGTGCCAGCCCGAACTACGCGCTGCGCCTGACCTCGGTGGGTGCCGTCAACTCGGTGAACCCCACGCTCGAGATGAAGCTCACCCGGTCTGACATCCCCACGGTGCCCGGTCGGTCGTACATCGTGTCGGCGGACCTCATCCGCACCAACACGTCCGGCAACCGAGCTTCCATCCTGTTCGGCACGGCGGTCAGCCCCACGGCCCAAGGTACGACTGGTGGTGCGCGCTCCACGCCGGAGTTCGTGGCTTCGGCCTCCACGACTGAGCTGGCTCTCCAGCTGCTCGATGTGCCTGGAGCCGGTGCTGTCGCCACCGTCTGGGGCGAGATCAAGAACCCCGTGGTCACCCAGCTTGCATGGGTCGAGACAATCCCGGAGGAGGGCCACTTCGAGCCGGGTCCTGAGGTCTGGGTCGTGGACATCCCGGCCTGGACCGAGTACGTTACCATCCCGGTCAAGACCCCTTCCGCTGCGGAGGTCCTGTACGGAGACCGCGTCACGACGTATCGCTGGGAGGTCCTCGAGCACGTGAACGGCGTAGACCAGCTGGTCGGCCTGCTGGATGGGGTGGCCAACGGTGCTCTGCGCTGGAACCAGAACGCTGCTGTCAAGGGTGGTGGCAAGGCCGAGGTCATCGACCTGGACGTCGCCCAGTCGGGCATGCTGCGCATCGGAGACCTCCGCCTGGAGAGCATGCGGGTCCGCCCGGTGTGCTCCATCCAGGGTCTGCCTGAGACCCCGCTGGGCATCTTCCTGGTGTCGGCTGCGGTCGAGGAGTGGGAGGACACCGGCAGGGTCTGGTCGCTCGAGCTTCTCGACCGTTGCACGGTGCCTGCCCAGGACTCGGTCGAAGAGGCGTATGCCGTGGCTGCTGGCACGCTCATCCTCCCTGAGGTGAAGGCTATCCTCGCCACGTGCGATGAGTCCATCACGATCGACGCTTCGGTCACTCTGGCCACATCGAGCGGCATGGTCTGGGAGGCTGGCACCAGCAAGCTCAAGATCATCAATGACCTGCTGGATGTGGCCGGGTACAACTCGCTCTGGATGGACGGCTTCGGCAACTTCCGCACGACGCCCCGCATCCTGCCTGCGGACCGTCCCATCACGTACGAAGTCCTCGGCGTTCCCCGCGAGCTGCTCGACGGCGAGCAGGCCATCTAC